GAATGGGAACTGGTGGTAATCAAGTTCCTTTAATTGCTGAGCAAGCGACTGCTATCCCCATTCAGGGCACGATCATTGGTCGCTCAGACTCTGCTGGACCAGCAGGAAAAGGGTTTGGTGAACCAAATGACCCCTCATACACATTAGACACTGTGTCAATGCATGCTGTATGCACACCAGAATTGATTCTAAGAAGGCTTACGCCTATTGAATGTGAGCGATTGATGGGATTCCCTGATGACCATACAAGATTTGCCGATAATGGTAAAGAGATTAGCAATACTAATCGTTATAAAATGATTGGTAATGCTGTTGCTGCACCAGTTGTTGAGTGGATTGCTAATGAATTAAAGAAATATTGTTACTAATCGTGATATCATATTGTTTCTAACTACGAGGATATATAAAGGAGTGTTATGGCAGATATAATTGTGAACCCAGACTGGTTAGCTGAACAGATGGGTGATAAAGCTGAAGAGTTCTTAGAGTCTATGAGAATTGTTCAAGACATTATTGAAAACCCAGATTTCTATGTTGGAGCACAGGCTTTGAAGTATGCCAATGTTCTTGCCGGGTATAGAACTATGATGATTGTTAAATCTCAGGTTTATAAGCGCAAGTCAAGTATTATGGGTGAACAGGATAAGTTTGTCAATGATATTTGGAAGACTATGTATGAGGCATTGGTTGAAAATATCAACGTGCTTAAAATAATTGGAAAAGGAAATAACTAATGAAAGCACTTAAGGCCTTAAAAGCACCAAAAGAAGAGTCAATTCCTAGAGAAGAAAGTATTGAAAAATCATCTGCTGATCTTGAGCAGGAATTAATTGAAAAGATTGATGCATCATTTCTTGATAGAAATGAAATGAAAACAAAGAAAGTTGGTGGATTCCACCCTAGTTATACAAATCAATGTGCAAGATATTGGTATTACTTGTTTAATGGTGTAGAAGTTGAAACATCATTTAATCCACAAACTTATCGTATTTTTGATAACGGACATAAAGTTCACGAACGTATTTATAGTTATTTGGACCACATGGGTATTCTTGTTGCAGAAGAAATTCCAGTAACTCATGATGATCCACCCATTGAAGGCACTGCTGATGGTATAATTGACTTCTACGGGCGAAAGCTTATTGAGATAAAATCAATCTCAATGGAAGGTTTTGAATATAGGAGAATTTATAAGAAGCCAAAAGATGATCATGTTAGGCAAGCACAAATCTATATGCGCTGCTTAGATCTACCACAAGCTTTTGTTATTTATGAAAATAAGAATAATCAACAAATTCTACCAATTTTAATTGATAGAGATGATGCTTTTATTGACAAATTATTTACGAAATACAGGAAGTTTTATAAAAACTTCACAGAGAATACGATCCCTGATCAACCATACAAAATGACATCTAAAAATTGTGGTTCATGCGATCTGTTTTCTCAATGCTGGTCAGGTACGAATGGAAGCAAGAAAGAAGAGCACGAACCTTTTTAAAGAGATTTTTTGTGCTAATGATGAATGCCTTGTAAGTTTTGTCCCCAAGACTTACAACGGCATTTATTGTTCATCAGAGTGTAGAAAAGTAGTTACCAACAGGAAACTACTTGAAAAGTATTATACTGATAAATCAAATAAAACTAAGAAAAGAATTTGCATTACTGAAGATTGTTCAACAATCTTGTCAAGATATAACAAAGAAAAAATATGCGAAAGGTGTAAGACTGAAAGGTACATTGCAAGACTTGTTTCATGGGGATGGGATGAAGAAAAAATTAGGAAAGAGATGTTATGACTGTTTCCTCAATGCTCTCTACCATGAAGGCGTGTCGCGTAATATCGCTAGACCCAGCATCTCACTCTTTAGCCTGGCTATTCTTGATATGGATAAGAATGGAATTAAGATAGTTGATTGCGGTAAGATTGATTACTCTCTTATCCCTGAGATTTCTAACAAATTTTCTAAAATTAAAAAAGAAATGCCTTTGATTTGTGACAAGTATAAGCCTGATGTAGCAGTTATTGAGCAATCTATTTTTATACAAAACTTTCAAGCAAGCCGTATTTTGTCTTATATAATTGGTTTTACATGGGGTGAGTTGGATGACTACTGTAAGATAGTTCAAGACGTTAATCCTTTAAAATGGAAGTCAGGTATCGGCTATAAAAACCTTACAAAGAAAGACACTAAAGACTTGAAAGATAAGTACGGTGAAAAAGGAATACAAAAAAGATTATCTGATGAAAGAAAACAGCGCGTCAGAACAATATTGAATAACGTATTCCCAGATTTTGATACGACTGTTGTAGATAGTGACATTACTGATGCCATTGGTATCGGTTTATGGTATGGAGTATCTAATGGCTTTAGAACCTTATAAAGATAAAGAATTTTTATACGAAATGTACGTTAAAAGGCGTATGAATCTTACAGATATTTATAAGTTGTTGCAAAAGAATTATAATGTTGAGTTAAGTCCTCAAGCTTTATATAACTGGGTTAAGAAATATGACTTACTTAAGTACCGGGGTAAAGGCCGTAATCTTAAAAATACGTCTAATCGTCGACCTAAGTCTCCGATGCAAGAGTTAGTTGAAAGAAAGAGAAGGGAAATGCAGAAAGCAAATGCTTTAAAAAAGAAAGGTAAATTACGATGAAAAAAAATATGATAACGATGGTTGCTCTTGAGAAAGGTGTGAGCAATGCCTGAACTAAATGCGAATATTCCCCCTATTGAGTGTTATGTTCGTGGTAACTATTTACGCGACCAGCGTGACAGCCATGACCTTAAGTTTCCATGTATGATATTTGGAGTAACTTCAATACAGGGAAGAAGTCCGTTATTTCATTTTCTTATGGAAGATGGCGGAGTGTGGTGGCGTATGCCAATTTCCGCTTTTTGTTCTAAAGAAGATTCGCCAGAAATTGATATTCACGATCTTGTTCTTTGGAATTCTTTTTCTCACCATGTTTCTGTTACTGAATTTCAGGCTATGCGAAATATGCGTATGACTTATGTTGCCCGTACTGGAGAGTTTGTTAATGGTAAATATTTGTTTACACTTGATTGGCACTCACCTGATGATAATGTAATCAATGGAGGTTTTTCAGTAAATCCGGGTCAACATAAATGTGGTCATGTGATTGAAAGAGATGATGGTAATTTTGCTATACAGCCAAATAACAGAGTGCGTTTATTTGACCCATCGTTTACAACTAAAACTGGCACTCTTATTGAGCGTTTTATAAATACAAAGTTATGGGATGTAGAAAATGCTCACAAGTGGGTTACTTCTGACGATGACCGATACGAATATGAAATTAAAAAAGTAGATAAAGACAAAGGTAAATTACGATGAGAAGAAATGTTAGTATTAAAGACATTACAACTTTTGCTCACCTAGATATGATCTATAATCAAATCAGGGTTCTAGAAGCAAAGCAGAATGCTACTGAGTATAAATGTCTTGGCTCTGGTGGTTGCTGCAAGATTGGCTTAACAATTCCAATGATGGAATGCGCCAGTATTGCCTTTCATATTCGTCAAGAATATTATTTAAAAATGGAAAACTCTGGCGAAGATGAAGCAGATAAGTGGATTATGTCTGTCATAGATGCGTTAAAAGATGCGATGCATGATGAGACTTATAAGCCTGGTGGTGAAACTAAAAGACATTGTGCTTTCTATAAAGGTGGTTGTACCATCTATGGGTTTAGACCACTGGTTTGTAGATCGTTTGGCACAATAACTAATGTTGATGACTATTGCCCAAGAATTAGAAACGAAAATGGTTCTCTTGACCATTACGGTGGTCCAGCAGTAAAAAGAATTGTTGAAGACTACCAGAGTTTATTGAAGCAGTATGCTTCTGATAAAGATCAGAACTATAACCTGACAGTGTATATGCCTTTAGGTGTCCTTAGCTTCCTGCTTACAGATGAAGAACTAATGGAATTAAGAGACTCAACCGATGATAAATTCTGGAATGGCATCATTGGCTGGTTTAACTATAGAGTTGAATTCACTAAAAATCATGGGTACCCTCTAGATGTTTTGAAGAAAGAGTCAAAAGATTCTAAAATACCTATTGCATTTTCTATTGAAAAATAGTTTTTATTAAAATATTAGTCAGGAAAGGGGGTATAATGTCAATAGAGATTGAAAAAGTAGAAGAATCAGATATTTTAATTTCTGATTTAGGTTCTATTAAACTTTATAAGGTTGTTGAAAATAAAGATGATTTACTGGAGAAAATTAGCGAGCAATCTAGCTGATGGTTATACGTATGCATCTGACA